CGAGATCTAGTACGGTCTCGTGGGCTCGGAGATGTGTATAAGAGACAGCTACTGACCCCTATTTAACGTTTCCCAACGCATTTTTAACACTTTGCAACAAAGTTTGGCACGCTTTTTGCTATGGGTCACCCTTACCGTTTTTTAACATTTGGCGGCTCACTTTGGCACGGTTTTTGTTATGGCACAGATTTAACAAAAGATAACAGACTTTGGCACGGTTTTTGTTATGCGTGTGCGCCCGTGAAATTGTTTCACGTGGAACACTGCCACACCGATGCACAAAATAAAATGTTTCACGTGGAACACAACACCAAGAGTTAAGAAAAGTTAAAACGAAATAATTTGTGCGCTTATGCTTGTATGTTAGAAAAAAGTTGTATCTTTGCAACGTGTTACTTAAACAATTTGAAATATGAAAGATTTAGTAAAGCATTTCAAAGAGCAACCGAAAGAAGCAATCAAAGAAGTTGCAATGTGTTTAGCTATTTTTGTCGTATGTGGTGCGATGTTGTTTCTATCTGCAATCTTGCAGGGTTGCAGCGTACAACGTGAAAGCGCAAGCAGCGGCAAAGCAGTGATAATAACAACCGATACAACGTATATCTACCACGGCGGTACGGTGAAGTTTCCAAAAACAAAATAACAATAAGTTTAACAATTAAAAGTTTACTACAATGGAAGAAAAAAGAAATGCGTTTGATGAGTTTTCGTTTGCCGCTTTGTCGGCGTTGGGTAGCCTTATGGCGTGTAACGAAGTATGCCGCAATCAAAGGGCAGTTATGAAAATAAACCGCTTTCGTGCGTGGCTTATGGACTTGAAGCCGCAAGCCACCCCCGAACCGACTTTGCCGTTTGACGGTGAACCGCAAGACCAGACAGCCGAATAACAATTAACACCAAGTTTAACAATTAAAAGAATTACTACAATGAAAAGTTTTGCAAGTAAATTTAACAAGACCACGTTTGGCATTGACACAACCGACTTTCAGTACACCAAGTTAGCCGATATTTTCAACTCTGAAAATGAGGGCGGCAAAGATGTGGTACACAAAATCAATGGGCTTTACGTACATAAGTCGCAATTAGGCGACAGCCCCGTAATTATTGATGAGGAAAACAAACGTCTGGTGAACCTACCAAGCCACACCGCCGAAACGGTGCGTGAAATTCTTGCCGATGATGAGGCGGTACAAACTATCAAAGACGGCAAAGTCGGGTACACGATTTACGAGTACGAGAGCCACGGCAAGAAGTGTTATTCTATTTCGTTTGTGGACTTGTAAGAGTTTGGAAAGTTATGTTTAACTTTGTAGGGGTTGCAATGTTTGTAACCCCTATTTAATATAACAGCGTATGGCAAAGTTAGGTTTCAAGATTAAATTTACAAAGTCTGTATTTGGAGCAACCCAACGGGCGAAAATCAAAAAAGAGATATTGCAAGCCGTGGAAAGCAGCCCCGAATATAGAAAAGAGATTGCAAGGGTTTTCCAAATGGCAAACCGCCGTATTCAGAACATAGAGCAAAGCGGACAACTTTCGCCAGCCGTACAAGCGTTAAACAAAGGTGATGTAAAAGGCTTTACCAAGTTTTCAATGAAAGGTGATTGGAACACGCTAAAAATTGAGTACGGCAAGGCGATTTCGTTTTTACGCCAGCCGACCAGTACGGCGCAAGGTGCAAGGCAGTACGGGCAACACCTGCAACGTATGTATGACTTAACGCCCGATGAGTACAACCTTATGGCAAGGAACTTGCAGGGCAAGTTAAACAGCGTTTCGGATAGTGATTTTGTGGAACGGTATTTGATGCGGTACAAGGATTTCACGGGCGAAATGGAGCAAAGCGCAAGCGATATAAGCACCCAAATAGAAAGTGAAGCGCAAAGCATATCACGGGCGATTGACGCCGAAATAGAAAGGCAGGCAAATGAGGTAGCCGACCAAATGGAGGATATGCAAAACGATATAGAGCGCATTTTGCGCAACTTTGGCAAGTTTGGCTTATGAAAAAAATACCTTTTGAGTTACAAGAAAGAATAAACAGCCCGACCGAAATAACCGAAATACTGAAAGCCGCCGTAAATGAAAAGAACATTATCGGAAACAGCAAGGGCGAAAGGTTTTACAACGTGCCGTGCGCCTTTGATATTGAAACTACAAGTTTTTACCGTGATACGGACGGACGGGCGTACACATACGAGCAAATGCAGCGTATGCAGGACGGGAACGGGCGCAAGGCGAAATTAGAGAAAGCCGCAATAATGTACGTTTGGCAGTTTGGCATAAACGGATATACGATAATGGGGCGCACGTGGGGCGAGTTTGTCACGATGATGCAGACCGTAAGCGAGGTTTTAGGGCTGAATGACAAATTACGCCTTATTGTGTATGTGCATAACCTTTCATACGAATTTCAGTTTTTGCGCAAGTGGTTTGAGTGGCAACGGGTTTTCAGTATTGATTTGCGCAAACCGATTTACGCAATAACAACGGGCAACATTGAGTTTAGGTGCAGTTACTTGCTTTCGGGTTATTCGCTTGCAAAGTTGGGCGAGCAACTTATGAAATACAAGTGCGCAAAAGCCGTGGGCGATTTGGACTACCAGCAAATAAGACACGCCGAAACGCCGCTTACTGATGCTGAAATACATTACTGCATAAACGATATTAAAGTCGTGATGTGCTACATACAGGAACGTATCGAGGAAAGCAAGGGGATAACGCACATACCGATAACAAAGACGGGGTTTGTGCGCAAGTATTGCCGAGCGCATTGTTTGCGTGAAAAAAGCGATGCAGGCAAGACCGTACCAAATTGGGATTACGTAAACTTGATGCAGGAACTACAAATTACGGGTATGAATGAATTTAATATGCTGCAACGTGCGTTTGCAGGCGGTTTTACACACGCAAACGCCGAATATACAGACGAAATAATGTATGACGTGGATAGTTACGACTTTACAAGCAGTTACCCGTATGTAATGATAGCGGAAAAATACCCGATGTCGCAAGGCGTTGCAATCACGGTTAAGAGTATGGCGCAATTTGAGTTTTTAATATCAAAGTATTGTTGCGTGTTCGATATTGAGTTTACCAACATATTTGCCAGCGAAACGCAAGACAACCCGATAAGCGCAAGCAAATGTTTTGTGAAAGAAAACCCGTGCGAAAATAACGGGCGTATTGTGGCGGCTTCAAAAATTGCGCTGACAATTACGGACGTGGATTTTAATATACTCAAAAATTTTTACACGTGGGGAAGTATGCGAGTGGGTGAAATGTATTGTTACAAGAAAGACTATTTGCCGACCCCGTTTGTAAAATCTATCCTGCATTTGTACGAAAGCAAGACGAAATTAAAAGGCGTTGAGGGCAAAGAAGTGGAATATCTAAACAGCAAGGAAATGTTAAACAGTTGTTACGGTATGAGTGTTACCAACCCTTTGCGTGATGAGTTTACCTATAATGGCGAGTGGGATATTAACTCAATGACAGCCGAACAAAAGCAGGAACTATTATACAAGTACAACACCAGCAAAAACCGTTTCTTGTTTTACCCGTGGGGCATTTTCGTAACCGCATACGCACGGCGCAACCTTTTCACGGGCATACACGAAGCAAAAGACGATTACATATACAGCGACACCGACAGCATTAAAATAATGAACGGCAAGGCGCACGAAGCATATTTCAAGGCTTATAATATGCAGGTGCAAATGAAATTACGTGCAGCCTGCGAGTACCACGGTTTGCCGTTTTCGCTTTGCGAGCCGCAAACGATAAAAGGCATAACAAAGACTTTGGGCGTTTGGGATTTCGAGGGTACATATACAAGGTTTAAGACTTTGGGCGCAAAACGGTATATGGTGCAGGAACCGAACGCACTCAAAGCAAACGGACGGGCATACGATTTCAGTTTAACCGTTTCGGGCGTGAACAAAAAGGAGGCTATACCGTATCTTATTGAAAAGTACGGCGAAAACGGTATCTTTGATTCGTTTACCAACTATTTGGATATACCGCCGCAAGCAACGGGCAAGAACATACATACTTACATAGACTACGAGATACAAGGCGAAATAACCGACTACAAAGGCAGCACGGCGCATTACAACGAACGCACGGGCGTACATTTAGAGCCGACCGGATACAGCATTTCCCTTTCGGTTATGTACATAAACTATTTGCGAGGTATTAAATTTAAGGACTAAAATAAAAGAGTTATGACAACAAGAAAGACAAAGACAGACAAGCCGAAATTTTACGACTTGAAAGCGATTTTAAGCAAGAACGCCGACTATGATGTTATATTTGGCGAAAGGTCGAACGGCAAGACTTATGCAGCCTTAAAATATGGTTTGGAAAACTATATAAAGACGGGCAAGCAAATGGCGTATATACGCCGATGGCGTGAGGACTTACGGGGCAAACGTGCCGAAAGTCTGTTTGCAAATCACGTGGCAAACGGGCTTATTGAGGAACTGACAGAGGGCAAATTTAATGAAGTATTCTATATGTCGAACAAATGGTTTTTGTCGTACTACGATGCAGAGAAAAACAAGCGGACACCCGACCCGACCCCGTTTTGTTACGGGTTTTGCCTTTCAGAGCAGGAACACGAAAAAAGCAGCAGTTACCCGAATGTTACAACGATAGTCTTTGATGAGTTTTTGACACGGCGGTATTATTTGCCCGATGAGTTTATGTTGTTTATGAACTTGTTAAGCACGATAATACGCCAGCGCAACGATGTCAAAGTGTTTATGTTGGGTAACACGGTAAACAAGTTTTGCCCGTACTTTACGGAAATGGGTTTGAAGCAAGTGCCGTTTATGGAGCAGGGAACGATAGATATATACCGCTTTGGCGAACACGGCGCAATAGTGGCGGTTGAGTATTGCAGCACGATAGTACAACACAAAGCCAGCAACAAGTATTTTTGTTTCGATAACCAAAACTTGCAGATGATTACGGGCGGTAAGTGGGAACTTGCAGTATATCCGCATTTGCCGTGCAAGTACAAGCCGCAAGATGTGTTGTTTGTGTACTATATCAAGTTTAACGATGTTGTTTTGCAGGGTAACATTATTCAAGTAGGCAACGAATGTTTCACGTACATACACGCAAAGACAACCCCGATAAAAGATGAGGAAAACAGCCTTATTTATTCGCTGGAAATGAACGGCAAACCGAACTACAAACGCAAGTTGTTAAGTACGGCAAGTTACGTTGAACAACAAGTTGCACGGTTTTTCGCAATAGACAAAGTTTTCTACCAAGATAACGAAGTCGGCGAAATAGTACGCAATTATTTAATTACAAGCGCAAAGACAAACATTGTTTCGCTGAAATGAAAATTACGGGCGGTTTGGTGCAAATTTCGTGCCGAACCGCACGTTTTACGAAATAAATAACTACCTTTGCAATAGGAACTAAAAATTTATTGATATGGACGCAAATACTATTATTCAAATCATTTCAAGTTTGGGTTTTCCGATTGTGATGTGTGGCGCATTGTTTTGGTATATGGTGAAACAAAGGCAGGTGCACCAAGAAGAAACGGAACACCTAAAAGACACGATTGCGGAAAATACGAAAGTGTTAGCCGAACTTACAACCCTAATTAAAGTTTTGACAGATGAGAAAGAAAGATAACATTTACAAGTTGTACCAGCAGCAAATACGGGACAAAGACACCGCCGTAACCGAATTTATTGCAAACACGTTGGCGAAAACTCAAAGTATGTTTGAGTATGCAGGTTTGCCCGACAGCATACCGCAAAAGGAATTGGAGCGGCTTTTGCAGACCACGGGCAACGCCTTTGTTACCAGCGTGGACGGGGTTTTGTATGCGCTTTCGGGCGGCAAAGGCGGCGAACCCGATGTTTACGGACGGGCAACGCTTTACACCGTGGCGAACCCTGCATTAAAGTTAAACAAAACCTACGATATACAGAAAGACGGGGTTTTGATTGAAAATGACAGCAACGGCGAAAGCCTTTTGCCGCTTATTGGGCGTTATGCAGTCCTGCATACTGACGGGCTTATTTCGTTGAACACGGCAAGCATTTTGACACGTATCACGATGCTGATAAGTGCCAGCGATGACAAGACAAAACAGAGTGCCGATGAGTTTTTGCGCAAGATACAGGACGGCGAGTTTTCAATTATCGGGGAAAACGCATTTTTCAAGGGCGTAAATATGCAGACAGCCCCGACCACAAACAGCGTGTATATTACACAACTTATTGAACTGATACAATACTACAAAGCGAGTATGTACAACGAATTGGGTTTGAACGCAAATTATAATATGAAGCGTGAAAGGCTCAATTTGGGCGAGGTATCTATGAATGTGGACGTACTTTTGCCGTATGTGGATAATATGCTAAAAGAAAGACAAAATGCCGTTGAGAAAATTAACGAAATGTTCGACACCGAAATTTCGGTTAAACTTGCTTCAAGTTGGGGTTTGGAAAGGGATAATTACAACGCTTTGGCGGCTGATTTGGAAACGGCAAAGGAAAACCCCGACCCGACAGAAGAACCCGAACCGACAGAGGAAACAACCGAAACGGACGGAAACGACACCGAAACGACAGAAACGGAAACGGAACAAACCGAAACGACCGAAACAGAGGAAACCGAAGAAACGGACGGGAACGACACCGAAACAGAGGAAACAGAGGAAACAGAAGAAAACAAAGACGATAAACAATGAAATACAGCGAACTATTTACAAAGGGTAACGGGATATTCGCAACGGTTTTCAAGACTGAATACCCGACCGAGTACGCCGCAATTTTCGGCGATACCGACCCGACCAAGTTAGACGCTTACGCCTTACTGATGTACGGCGGCAAGACCGTTGTAAGCAGCATAACCAGCGACAACGCAAGCGATGTTGTTTCGGCGGTGATTGCGGTAAACGTGCAAGGCTGGGAACGTGAAGCGGCGGCGATGTTAGCCGATTACGATGTACTGACACCCGTAACGGGCAGCGTTGAACGGACGGAAACCGTAACTTTGCAGGAAAGCACGGACAACACCGAAACGGGCGCAAACAAAGCGTTTAATGACACCGATTTTTCAGACAGCGACCGAAAGACCGCAAACGATGAGAGAAACCGCACAGAGGAACGCCAAACAACCGAAACCAGCAAAGGAACGGGCGCAAGCAAATCAATTTCGACCGAAATTGCAAAAGAATTGCAGTTAAGGCGTGATAATTGGAGAAAAAACATTATCTTTGCACTTGTAAGAGAATTAACAACGAGTATTTACGAATAACTAATTTAATTTTTAGAAATATGAAAGTAAAACAGGTTTACACGCTTATTAACAGCGTTTCGGGTGAAGTGTTGGGGCGTACTGACATTGTAGCCGAGGACTTGACGGGCATTGTGGATTTAGGCACGGAAGTGTTTAACCAAAATGCAGTAGATAATTACGTAAAATCACTTGTAAACCATATCGGCAAGGTGATTTTCGTAAACCGACCTTATGCGGGCAAAGTGCCGAGCGTTTTAATGGATGCGTGGGAGTTTGGCAGCGTATTGGAGAAAATAAGTGCTGATGTTCCCGAAGCAGAAGAAAACGATACGTGGAACTTGACGGACGGACAGAGTTACGACCAAGATGTTTTCCACAAACCGACCGTTACCGCAAAGTTTTTCAACTCAAAGGTTACGTTTGAAGTGCCGGTATCAATCACCGAAAGGCAGGTTAAGGAAAGTTTCAGCAACGCCGCACAACTTAACGGCTTTATTTCGATGATTTATGCAGCCGTTGAAAAGTCAATGACTATCAAGGCAGACGCTTTGATTATGCGCACAATTAACAATATGATTGCGGAAACCGTGTTAGCTGATGCGGTTGCGTTTGGCGGTACGGCAGGAAATTTAGCCAGTGCAGACCTTTCCAGCGCAAGCACTGCAAGATGCGTAAACCTTTTGAAGTTGTACAATGACAAGTATTTCCCTGCAACACCAGCGCTGACCCCGAACCCTGACGCACTGACAGCGGCAAAGGCGATAACCGACCCCGATTTTATCCGCTTTGCTTCTTACGTAATGGGAACTTACGCCGACCGCCTGCAAAGCATTTCGACCGTGTTCAATGTTGGCGGCAAGGAAAGATTTACGCCGAAAGATATGTTACACGTTGTACTTTTGTCCGACTTTGCAAAGGCAGCGCAAACCTATCTTTATTCTGACACGTTCAACCGTGGCGATGTGCTTTTGCCGCAAGCCGAAACCGTACCTTTTTGGCAGGGCAGCGGAAAGAATTACGACTTTGGCAGCACGGGACACATTACCGTTAAGGAAAGCACGGGTAAGAGCGTGGAAATTTCGGGCGTGTTGGGCGTGATGTTCGACCGTGATGCGTTGGGCGTTTGCAATCTTGACAGACGAGTAACAACGAACTACAACGCAAAGGCAGAGTTTTTCAACAACTATTACAAGTTTGATGCAGGGTATTTCAACGATACAAACGAAAACTTTGTAGTATTCTTTATTGAGTAACTCAATAGGTATTAGATTGTTTAACTTTGGCGGTGTGGGTGCAGGTGAAAGCGCACCGCACCGCCTTTTTTCTTTCCGATATGACAACGATAAACTTTTATTCATACAACGGACACCCGAACACGGTAAACAAGCAGTTGGGCGACTTTACGGCGATTGAGGGCGATTTGCGGCAAACTTTCGATGTGTTGCGCCCGACCGTAACACTACGAAAGCAGCCCCGACCGACTTTCAATTATTGTTATATTCCCGATTTGGGGCGTTATTATTTCGTGGAAAGGGTAAGTTTTGAGGGAAACAACGCCTACGAAATTGCGTTGCGTGTTGATGTGCTTAAAACCTACGAAAGCGAAATTTTGGCGGCAACGGGGCGTGTATCTGAAAGCGACAACCCCGACCCGTATATTTCAAACCGTGATACGGTTTACAAGCGCACCCCGAATTTCGAGAAAGTGCCGTTTGCTGAAACGGGGCTTTTGAATGAAAACGGGGGTATTATTATGGTAACTTTGAAAGGAACAACCGAAAATTAAAAGAGTATGGCAGTAATTGTAAATATACCTAACGCACACGATGATAACAGCCAGTGGAACGCAAGCGGCGGTTATTGGGATATAAACGTAAGAACGAATGACGGTTATTTGTTTGTAGGCGATATTACAGCCGCATACACGGACACCAGCGGAACGCCGAAAAGCGTTGTTTTGGATATGAACGGCGCAAAGGTTTGGGCATTTGGTGAGTTGTCCGACACCGATGCAGACACGGAAATAACTATCACGGGAAACACCCGAAGCAAAAACGATTTGGAAGTTATAAACAACATACCGAACACGACCGCAACGGGAACAAAGGGCAGCAGTTATTTTGAGGCGAGCATACAAGTAACGGCAAACGAGGGTTACAAGATAACGGCGGCGCAAGTGAAGTTTACGGGCGGTTACGGCTACCCCAATACGAAGGACTTGACAATTTCGCCAGACGGTAAAACGGCAAGTTGGGAGTATGACGATGCAGACACGGGCAAGAGTTTCACGCTTACGGGTACGACAGCCAGCGAGGGACCACCCGAACTAACCGTTACAAACGAAATAACGGACACGACCGAACAACACACGTATGACGGACAAACGGCAACTTTTACGGTTAATGGTAGTTATCCAAGATACCGTTTTAAGCAACCGACCGTAAATTATACGGGTACGGACGGACAACCGAAAACCCTACAAATGGAAGTTGAGGTTTTGGAACGTGGAAGCATAGCAACGGCAACCGTTACGGATATAGACCCGACAAAGCCCGTAACGATAACGGGGCAATACTTGTACGCTATAATGATAAAACCAAGTTTAAGTAATTGTTATGCAGTCCCCGAATTGCCCGAACATTTGTTTGAGGGTGACACGTTAAGCGTTGTTTTGAAAGCTAACCCGAACACGGCGTTTGATGATACAGACGAAATGAAAATACCCGTTTTTTCATACCAAGACGAAAAAGGATATTATCAAAATAAACCGCTAACCGTTTCAGAGGATAAACAGACCGCAACGGGGCAAATTTTGTTAGGCGATTATCAAAGTATGGGAGTAGTTGCGGAAGCGTACCCCGTTACCGTTGTCGGACAGCAGTACGGCGCAATTAACGTGTATTTGGTAACGCTTGACGAGTTGGCAGAGTTTAGCGGCAAACGATTTTTCAAGGAAACGGGAACAGACCCAAGCACGGGCGCACCCATATACGAAAACATAGATTTGGGCGCATACGTGAACAAAATACGCCGTGTTTACACCAACATAGGCGCAAGCAGCACCGATGTAATACGATGCGGCAACTACAACACGGGCGTATCTTGCCACCAGCCAGCGCAAGACAAAATAACGCTTGACTTTGGCACGGCGGTAATACCAGCGCACAATGAGGACAACACCGACTACGAAAGCGAAATACAAATCTTTTTGCCGTTTGCAGGCTTTGTTACACTCAATACCGATTATGCAGGCAAAACGATAGCTTTGCAATACGTTATAAACGTGGTAACGGGCAACGGGGTTGCGCTTTTGTCCTGCAATGGCGTTGTATTTCAAGTTGAGGAAACCGAACCAAGCAGCGAAATAATACACCTTTCACCAAGCACCCAAGTTAAAACCGTGGGCGGCGATGATTGGAACGAAATGTTATATTACGGTTTAGAACCTTACATTTACTGCAAGTGGTACGAAAGCGCAAGCAACGGGCGAAACAATGACAGACAAACGGGCATTTTAGGCGATTTCAGAGGGTTTAACGTGTTCGATGATGTTACACCCATACACACCGCCGAAATGCTGACAGAAGAGCAGGAAATGATATACACGGCTTTGTCTGACGGCGTTTATATTGAGTAACTGAAATGCAGGATAAAAAGAAAGGCGGCAACTTGATTGTTACCGCCTTTTCTTTGCGCTTGCTGATTGTTATTTGTCCTGAAATGTTTCAACACCCGTTAAACCGATGTACAAGTTTTTCGGGTAACATTCGCAAAAGGTTTTGAAACGCCCGACCAACTTTTCAGCCGCTATAAAGTCGTATGCTTGATTTTTGCAGGCAACTTCTTTTGCAAACTTGTTGCGTGTATCACGGTTAAACACGATTTGATTTTCTAAAATATCAACACCCGTTTGCAGGCTTTCGGCGATGCTTTCAAGGTTTGTGCGCATTTCGGGCGAACCAGCCGCCAAAAATTCAACGTGTTTCTTTGTCTGCAATAACATTTCTTGCAATGCGTTTAACACTTTCTGATTTTGAAAAATTAAATCTGCTGTTTTCATTTTGTTTAAGTATTTAATTGTTTAACACGCTGCAAAGTTAAACATTTTATTTCACCTGCAAGCGGTTGGCGTGTTATTTTGTGTTAAATTATTCTTTTAACTTTGTTTAACAATGTGTTCCACGTGAAACATTTTATTTTGTGCATCGGTGTGGCAGTGTTCCACGTGAAACAATTTCACGGGCGCACACGCATAACAAAAACCGTGCCAAAGTCTGTTATCTTTTGTTAAATCTGTGCCATAACAAAAACCGTGCCAAAGTGAGCCGCCAAATGTTAAAAAACGGTAAGGGTGACCCATAGCAAAAAGCGTGCCAAACTTTGTTGCAAAGTGTTAAAAATGCGTTGGGAAACGTTAAATAGGGGTCAGTAGCTGTCTCTTATACACATCTCCGAGCCCACGAGACCGTACTAGATCTCG